CGAGGTCGGCAGTTGCGCATCGTCCGAGCGGGACAGCACCCCAACCCGGCCCACCGGGGCCAGGACGAAGGTGTTGCTCCAGTTCTGGATCTGGCTTGCCGCCGAGGTGTGCGGTCCGGTCCAGATGCCGCGCGTCATGTCGAACCAGTATTCCGAGAACACGCTGTCGGCGGTCGGCACCGTGATCCGGATGTTGCGTCCGTTGGCCGCGGCGCACATGCGCGAGGCCGGCAGCAGTCCGGGAAGCGGCGGGTTCGTCACCAGCAGGAAGGGCTCGACCACGCCGGCACCGTCCTGCCCGATCGGGTCCGATACCTGCGCCTGGAAGTTGATGAGCCGCAGCCCTTCCGGCGAGACGAAGTAGAGCCCCTTGGTCGCCGGGCAGATGGTCAGGGGCGCGTGCGTACCGGTGGCGACCGGCATCGAGTTCATCGACAGGTTGCCCGTGGTCGGGTCGCCGGTGATCTGCTGCATTGCACCATCGCCCTGAAAGGCGATCAATGCCTGGACGATGCCGCCGACCAGCGAGGTCAGTTGCAGCTCGCCGATGGCAGTGACCGGCAGCCCGTTGCCGGGGATCAGCGCCTGCACCGCCGTCGTGTTGCTGACGATGCACGCCAACAGCGCGTCGGAGAAGACGATGCCGTCGTCAAGGAGGGCGAACCACGCGCGCCCGTTCATCTGCCCAACACCGACCGGCTGCGACGGCAGCGAGTTCGGCGAGGTGTCGCCGGCGCCCCACAGCGGGGCCATCATCGTGCCGCCGGCGATAGTGATCGGCTCGCCGTTGATCGAGGCCGTCAGCGCCGTCGAGACGGTGATCTGCGCACCGCTGAAGGTCAGTTGCGAATATCCCGAGATGGTGGGCGGATTCGACAGCGTGATCGGCGTCGGCGGCAGCCCACCGCCCTTCGAGAGCAGTTTGGTGCCCGGGACGATGCCGAGGCCCGACACGTCCATCCCGACCGAGAGGCCGCCGGGATCGACGTTGATCAGCACGATATTGGTGCCCACGGTCAGGAGGCCCGTCACCAGCGCCGTCGTGGTGAAGGCCGAGACGACGGAGGTGCCCGCGGCGACGCCCGCCGCCGCCGTCACGCTCATGCCGGGCTGCACCCCGGCGATCGACGGATTGCCGGAAATGACGAACAGGTCGGCGAAGGTGAAGGTCACGCCATCGGCGGTCGCCAGCACGTTCTTCGACAGCTTGATCTGCCGCCCGATCGCCGACAGCCCCTCGCCGACGATGCCGCCGCCGGTGGTCGGCAGCGAGAGCGTCGCAGTAAAGGCGCCCCGGTTAATCGTGGCGATGGTCGTGTTTGCGGGGACATCGCTGCCCAGCACCACCTGACCGACGTAGAGCCCCGTGGTGTCGGGCACCCCGTTGATCGCGATGTTGGCGAGATTGGGCGAGCCGCTGGTGTCGGCGCTGAAAGAGACGCTTACGTCCTCCACCGCGTCGATGAAGGTGTTGGCGTCGATCCCCGCGCCGGTGACGGTAAAGCCGATGTCGGCGGCCCCGGGCAATGTGCCGGGCGGGAGGCCGACGATGTAGGGCTGGTGCGTCGTGTCGGTGTCGCCGATAAAGGTCCGCTGCTCGTCGAGGTTGCCGGTCGTATCGAGGCTGAAGCCCGACACGTCGAACCAGCCGAACTTGGTGGCACCACCCGGGAAGCCCGGGTGGGTGACGAGCACCCGCGACCCGACCTTCTTGATGATCGGCGGCGTCCAGTCGCCCGATGTCGCCGGGCTCGTCGGCGTGTTGGCGGCCGATATGCCGGAGATCGGCAGGTAGTTTAGGGTCTGAAGGTCGAGTGCAAAAGGCTCGTCGTGGCCCGGATTTCGGTCGCTGGCGATCATCCCGTATTCGATGTTGCCGACGACCTTTGAGCCCGAGATGAAGCCAGGATTGGTAAAAGTGGAGAAGGTGGCAATGTCGATATAGGCCGGGCGGCAGACCCATGTGCCCATCGTGCGCGGGTTGGGGATCAGGTTGATGAGGCGCGACATCGCCCCGCGCTGGGCGTTGGTGCCGTCGATCGCGTCGCTCAGCGTGCGGCCGACAAAGCTCATCGGCTGGCTATTGCGAAGCGAGGAGGCCACTACCAGCCCGCGATCTTGGTGTTTCGTGCCCGCGAGTATGGAGTGCCGCCGCCGTAGGTGCGGGGGTCAAGCTGGATCTGCTGCGCGCGATTGGTCTTGTCGTCGCTCAGTTCCAGATACTTCTGCATCCGGCGAGCGGCGCGGGCCTCCATCTGGTCGGTGCGGGCGTCGTCGCTGATTTCGGTCAGCCGAGCTGCGGTCGCCGTGATCAGATATCCCTCGTCGGGGAACCACGGCACCGCGTTCAGATCGACGATCGGCGGCATCTGGCGCTGGTAGCGGATCGTTACCGGGTAATTGCCCAGCGGCGGCGGGTAGGCATAGCCGACCGGCGGGATGCCGAGAAAGACCGAGGCCTGCGCGACGGCAATAGTCGGGGCCTGGCTCAGCGTCGCCGCGCCGCCCTCGAACACCAGGTCGGTCGCCGCGGTGCCGAAGGCCGCTTGCGACAGGGTGATGCTGTTGCCACCCGGGACCGCCGCGACGTAGGTATAGGGCGGTATCTGCGCGCCGCGCACCGGCTGCCCCACGACCACGCCAGCCGTCGTCGGGATGCCATCAACCAGCGTGCTCGTGTGCGCGTTGCCGGTCGTCACCAGCGAGAAGCCGGCAACGCCCGAGATCGTCGTCCCCGGCAGGATCGCGTCACCGGCGATCGAGAGGCCGTTCGACAGGCGCGAGGTGTCCGACAGGCCGATCAGCGTGCCGCCGCCGAGGATCGCGGTCTGCGCCGAGACGATGCGCTGCGACAGCGGGCCGCCCATGTCCGTCGCCCACAATTCCGGCAGGCTCTGGTTGGGGAATTGCGGATAGCCGTCGAACTCGGCGAGGTCGATCGGCGTCATATACATCGGCTGGCCGGATGGAAAGGCCGGGGTCGGATAGAGATACCACGCGCTGCGGGTGGCGCCGGTCGCGCCCGAGGTGCCCGAGGTGCGCAGGTAATCCAGCGGCAATGGGTAAGGGCCGCTGCCGTATAGCGTCGCCAGGGTCGGATTGAAGTTGAAGTTGAAGACGCCCCGCGCCAGGGCGAAGTCGTGGTGCTGGCACAGATCGGACAGGACCGCGTTGAGGTTTTGCAGCCCCTGCGTGACGTAGCCGGGTATTTTAGCCCGCTGCCCGGCCTCCGAGAGGATCTGTCCCGCCGTCAGCATTCATCATTCCGCCGCCAGAGCGTCGCGGATTTCCGCCGAGCTATCCAGGATGGCCGCCGCCATGATCGCCAGCGCCCGGTTGAGCGCGTTCTTTCGAGGTGGCCCGACCGTTACGGTGATGTTCATTGCCTCGCCAAAGTCAAGACTGAGCATCGCCACCGGGTTGTACGGATCGGTCTTGTCGTCGTCGATGAAAACCGACCCGCGCACCCCCTTCGGGGGATCGACCTCGACCCTCTCGCGAGGCTCCCCGGCTCTCAGCCTCCGGCTGACCACATCATTCGCCATCGCCTACTCCGCCGCCATCCGAATATCGGTGGCCGGGAACAGTTCCGGCGGCTCCTCACCGGCGATGATCGCGTGCAAGTACTCGACCATGCGCTCGTCCTGCACGATCTGGCGCTCAAGCTGCATGATGCGCTGGTCGAACTGCGCCACCGCCATGACATCGACCTGCGTCGCCTGCGCGGGGTTGCGCCGGTTCGCGCTCATGCGCTGGATGTGTGCCTCCTGCGTCGCAACCGCCTTGGCCCGCTCCTTGCGCTGCTGCGCCAGCATCTGCCTCGCGCCGTTCAGGCTGAGCTGCGTCAGCGGCAGGTCGAAGATCGCCTTCCGCCGCGCGGCCGCGCCGCCGATCCGGTCGAGAAGTTCGTCGAGGTCTTTCCGGTGGATGGTCATGTCCACCCCCGCCTCGTAGGCGATGGCCTGCCCGTCGCCGAGAGCCACCTGATAAGTCACCTTCATGCCCGGGATGGCAGTCGCCGGTACGCTGAACGTCTGATCGCTCACAGATTCATCCTCTTGTCGCCGGGTCCGATCAGAACGACGGATGTCTTGGTGTGCATCTTGCCGACCTCAACGTCAGTGCGATGCTCCAACTCAAAATCCACCGCGCCCGTAGTCAGCAGGCGCAAGCGGTCCATCACCGAGAACCTAACCGCAACCCGCGTCTTTGCCCAATAGGGGCAGCCCGGAGGGTCTTCGTCAAACCACGCCCGGCGCGCAGTAAACCCGAGAGCCCAGCGCACCCTCTCGGCCCACGAAGGGATATACTCCTGAAACCCTGTAAGTACCTCGCTCACAAAGCCCTCATCATGCTGTCCATGCCAAATTCCGAGATGTTGCGGCGCAGGTGATGCAGCCGGCCCTTGCCCTCGAAATCCATCTCGTGCTGCCGCAAGCGGTACAGCATCTCGCGGCAGGACAGCCACTCGGCGTAGGTCGTCGTGACCTCCTGCCCGTGGTAGAAGGTGCGGCCGTCGATCTTCAGGCCCTCGTCGGCGGTCCCGCCGGTGTCGCCCACGAAGGGCAGATTGACCTGCCACTTGACCTTGCGGCTGTTGCGTTCGCGCAACGCATGCACCTCGGCCTGCTCCTTCGGCACGAGACCGGCATCGGCCCGCGCCATGCTGAGCGCCTTCTCGGCCGCCTGCTTCTGCAACTGCGCCTTGCGCTCATCGGCCGCCTTCTTTTCCGAAGCGGCGAACACCGCCCGCAACTCGGCGTCGTTCAGCAGTTCGCGCGTCTCGTCGGAGAGCGAGGCCAGGAACACGTCGTAGCGCGATGCGGGCTCGACCACCGGGGGTGCCAGCGGCTCTTCCTCGACCATTGCCGGCCCGGCCTCGGCGCGGTCCCAATTCGTGACCATCGCCTCGATTGGCTCCGCAGGGCGCGCAGCCTCTTCGGCCTTCTTGGCCGCGTGACGCTCGCGCGCCTTGCGGCTCATCTCGGCCCGCTTCTCTTCCGACATCGGCATCAGACAAAGGCCCAATCAACGCCGGCAATCGCCCTCGCCGAAACGAGGACGGGCCAGCCGGTTACGTCCCAGGCGATGACATCGCCCGGCAACAAGGTCAGCGCGCCGCGGTTCGGGATGAACAGCTTGCCCTCCCGCACCACCCCGCCGATGCCGAGCACCGAGGCGTGGCCGTGCGCGACGTTCTGGTCGTCCAGGATCGCGTAATTCGCGGTCGCCAGATCGGCCGGCAGCAGCACCGCCTGGTCGCCCGACCAGGTGATCGCCGCCAGGGTGTTCGATGCCGTGGTTCCGGCAGTGCCGACAGCCATCAGGGATTTCCTGTTTGCCAACCGTTGATTTCGGCGAGGGTCGTTGCGTCGATGATCG